TTCGTTATCATCGAATCTATATCTATAACTAAATCTAACAAATTTATCTTCTAAATAAGCTGGATCACCAATAAAGTCTGGATTATAATATGGATTAGCATTAAATTTTATTTCAACTCCATCAGCTAATGTTATATTTTCAGAAACGACTACTGTAAAAGTTATTGAATCATACGATACAACTCTTACTCCTAAAGGTATGCCAAAGCCGGAGACTATTTGTCCTATTTGAGGGTAAGGTGTTGTGATAGGATCATCTATTACAAAAGTATCTGTAGTGGTAATTGCACCATCTACAGTAGCAGTTAATCCATAAGGGGGAAGAAACTCACGGGTAACATCGTACATGGTAGTCTCATATTCATCTTCAACTAATGCACTTTCTGTATACAAATCTATTGCATATACAGGACTTAACTTAGCAACAGAGATTTGATCTTCAATTGTATAATATGTACTAGAATTTAAAGCTCTATTTACATTTATTTTTCTTGGTTGATTTCTATTGTCGGTCCAGAATAATAAATCTTCCAAAAGATTAACTCCTATTACAGGAGCATTTTTTGAGAAATTTAAAAAAGCACCTTCAACTAATTTGATTGAAGTATTCTGTAATATGTTATATACATATATATAATTTTTTGCACTAACTGAATATTGCGGTGTAGCGTTAGTATCTGTATAATTAGTTAAAAATAAAAATACTCTATTGTTTGCAGTATCAACAAAATAACCAATGCAATCAAGCCCTTCACTTTCTGTTAAATTATTAAAATCAATAACTAATTGATTACCTAGTATTGTTTGTAAAGTTCCAACATCAGAATTTTCAGACTTGCTTATTTGTAAATTTATGGCATTACGATATTCATTTTCAGGAATAAGCCTGTCATCAATATCTTTATTCATTCTGCCACCTGTAAAATTATTTTTAGTTTCTGCCATTATATTTTAGTGTTTAATCCATTTTGATTTACCTCGCATAACTTGTACAATTTCATGTAACTTAATATTAGATAAACGTATTTTTGCATTTCTTAATTTAGCAAACTTTTCTCTATTTAATCTTTGAACTAAGTATTCAGGAGAATCTCTTCTAGTGGAAATTATAGCATGCAAAATATAAGCATACATTGCTTCCTCGGCCATTTTTGGAACTCTAGAATCTAAATCATAAGCTAAACCATCAGATATATAATCTAATATAATAAGCATTTTATGTAAATTACTAGAAAAAGATATCTTACCTTCTCTGTCATTAATAGTAAACCACCCGTTTATTTGTGAATATTGAGGGTCTAAACCATATTGTCTACCAACTATGCCATAGTTATCTTGACCATAATAAATATCCCCTAAGTTATTATTGATATTAAAAGGATTAGCTAAATATTCTCCATTCAATAATGTAGTATTAGCTTCTCTCCATCTTTCTTCTGTTATTGATTCTGTCTCAATATTACTATTAAACTGATCTTGTACCTCAACTCCATTCATGTCCTGTAATGGGATTTCTCTTGGATTAGAAGTTAAGTTATTAGCTGGATAAATTGGATGCTTTACGCCTTGTCTATCGATCCAATATACACCAACATAGTTAACATAGTCTTGAGGAAGAACAACACTTAATGAGTGAGGTATACTTAACTCTTGAGATTTAATACTTTTTAATGTATCATAACTAAACTCCTGCATGGCTCTTTTTGCATGGAATATAACATCAGTTCTTTTAACATCTGGTATTAATTTTCCATTACCAACATAAGCCATCATGAAGCTATTAATTACGTCATTCAATTTTGTGTATTGGTAGCCACCATAATTTTCTTCAACAGTAGTACCATAAGCATCTTGATCCCCATAGTTTCCTCCTGTTAATACTTTTAATTGTACTACAACATAAGTACCCACAGCAAAAGTAAATAATACCGTAGATATTGTATTTTCATTTACTTCATATTCTGTTAATACTTCTTGAAACGTACCTGGTAAACCAGAAGGGCTAGCATAAAGTTTAAAGTTATTTAAAGCATAATTAGGATCATTTGGGTCCCAACTGCCAAATATTAGATTTGTATTAAAAGTTGTTGTAAAACTTGAAGTTGGAATTACTGGACCAGGACCTGTATTTTCATTTACAACCTGAAAACTTTGTGCTCCTTCATAGTACTGTCTATTTGTCTCGGTTATTAAACCGCCATTAGGCATTGGCATATTTCTTAATTTTTAGAGTTAATTTCTTCTTGTTGAGATTTTTGAGCAGCAACTTGCACAACTTCTGGATCACGTATTATAACTCCAGCATATAATAATATTTTTGTTATAACATTAGTTTGCTCAGCGGCGTCAATCTCAAATTGTACAGATGATAACGGGGAATATATATACGGACCACTCGTCCAAGGCACACCACCAATTCCTGTATAACCCCAAACAACATTATTAGGTTTTCTAATATAAGAAACACTAATGCCGTTTTTTATATCTTCAGGTATAACATATATTCTAGGATTTAAGGTATTACCTCCTAACGTGCCTACCGTTGAATTTTCATATAAATATACCGGGAATGTTTTTGTTGGTTTTGTAAGTGGAGATAAATTAAGATATAATAGTTGATCTTTTTGAACTCGTTCAACTTCTATCTCATTTTTATATATAACTGTACCTATCTTATGTAGATTTGCAGGTACATTAAAATATTCTTGGTCAATACTGAGGGTACAAACGCCAAATGTTTTGAATATAGAAATCATATTATCTATATTTTTTTGTCTATCGGCATATTCCGTATTAGATTGTTGAACCCTTAGTTGTTGGTTTAAATCATCAAAATAGGATTCAAATATTTCTAATTGAACCTGAGTTGCTACTTTGTTAAACTCATCTGGAGTCATATAACCTCTCTGCTCTTTATTAAGAATAGAAAGTACTGTTTTGTAAACTGTATCTACGTTTATTGCCATTGTTTGTTTTTATTATAATATTTAGGCAGCTACCGCGTTATTACGCAATAGCCGCCCTTATATTAGTATTACGTATTATTGAAGTTTTTTCTCAATAGACTGGAAAATCTCTATTCCCTCATCTGTTTTGAAAAATGCAGCCATAGCCGAATACGGATTTTCATCAAAAGGTACAGTCATTAATTTTTTACCATTAGCTGCCCATTTAAAATCACGTTGATCTTGTGATAGCTTTATAATGTTCGCTTCGCACGCTTTAATAGCAAAATTACGAAGTTGTATATTCTCGTCATTTACTAAGTCTAAAAATAAACTTGAGTTTCTTTTAGCAAATATTAATAAATCTCTTTTTATTTCTTTAGAAGTCATCTTAGAAACTTTTGAACCTAATTCAACACGTAGGATTGCTTCCGCTTGATCGATGTCCATTGTTGAAGCAGCTGTCATAGCTTCTAATTCTTGTTCTAAATTATCTAATTCATCAACAGCAACTAATACAGCATCAAACTCGCGGTATTTTCTGTTTAACATTGGATGATAAAGAGATAATAATTTTTGTAGGTTTTGTTGTTCTTTTGGTACAGTAAGCGTACCGTTTTTAAACATAATGTGACCAAGTGTAGCTTCTCCTTTTTGTTCATCTACAAATGGTGAATTTTGGTTTGTAGCATATCTTAATTCTCTTTGATTTCCTGTTACTGGATCAAACCATAATAAAGGAAATCTTCTAGAGTGTCTTGAAGATATTGTATAAGTTAATGGGCTATGCGGTCCAGTTAATAAATAAGTTCTATCCTTAACCTCCCACTCTTTACCGCTTTGTGCAGTTGTTGTTTTTTCTTTTGACATAATATGATATAATTAATTAATTTGTAAAAAAGTAAAAGTTGCCCCCGCGTTTTAACAGGGGCAAAATTTACATTATTATTAAGCTAATACAGCTGTTGAAGTAAACAATACGAAATTGTTAGCTCCTTGTACACATAAACATCTTTCAGACAAGAAGTTTACCTCCATTGCGTCTAAGTCAGAAGTATATGCTCCACCAACTGAACCTAATACCCAAGACTTCATTCTTCTATCGTCAGCTTGAGAAGCTCTATAACGAACATGTAAGAATGGTCTACGAATGTTAGTACCTAAGATTTGGTCATAAACTGTTGAAGTTCCAGCAGGTACTAATACTCCATCAATAGAAGAAGTAGTAATTCCACCACGAGTAGAAGCGTCATTTAAGTATTTCCAATCTGTTTTGTAGAAATCATAAGAACCTCTACGGAAACCAGAGAAACCTAAGTTTAATGCCATTTCTTCAGAGTTTTCAAATAAACCGTAAGCAGTACCACCGTTAGCTCCAGAAGATAATGCAGCAAGCATATCATCAAAATCTAATGATGTTTGACGGTTTAAGAATAACATGTTCTCCTCAATAGCTCCTTGAGTATCTAAGTTTCTTAAGATAGAATCAAATTCAACTAATCCAGAACCAGCTGTGAAGTTATTCAATACATTACCTCTTTCTTCAATAGCAGCAAATAAACCTTGAGTACCTTTTTTACCAGCGGCAGCAGCGGCAGAACCAGTAGCAGCTAATTCCCCTTCTACAACTGACATTTCTAAATAATCTTCAAAACGTAATCTTGTTTCAGACTCTGCTTTCAAATACCAGTAGTATCCACCAGCACCATCTTCAGTAGCAATTTCCACCCATCCGATTTGTGCAGTATCAGATCCATTAACAACATATTTGTTACGGATGATAATTGGAGAATTAGAAAATTGAGTAAAACTTGGTTGAATACTAACGTAGTCATCATTTACTAATGTTGATCCTTTTTTGTATTCAGAACCATAAACGAAGATTTTTACTTCATCACCATCGCCAAATCCAGCAGCAGCTAAAGTAGCAGCAGTATAAGGAGCAACAGTTAAATCTCCTGTTATAACATCACTAGCAGTTACAATTGCTTTTACTTCTAATCCTGTAGTAGGATTTAAAATAACAATAGTTTGGTTGATAGAAATAACGTTTTGTACAAAATCAGCAGGGTTAGCTGGTGTAAGATCAACAGGGATTACTAATGTATTACCAGCAGCACTATCTACTTCAACTTCTGTGTAAGCAATGTGTAATCTATTTTGCTCTGACCAAATAACTTGATCGGAAGACATTGGCATCTCAGCTCCTACCATACGTAAGAAACCAGATAAAGTTCTATTACCATAACGTTCTACTTCTTGCTCGTAAACTTCTGGTAAATATTGTTGTGCGAAAGATACGAAATCCGCATTGTTAGGATCCGTAAAGTTTAGATAATTTGTTTCTAAAGCTTGTTGTTTTTGAGACGGTTTAATAGTCCCAAATGAAGGCGTTACTAATGCCATAATTGTTTAATTTTAATTGTTAAATTTATTTTTTATCTTCAATTTAGTAGAATCAATACCATTAATTGCTTTAACTTTAAAACCATTTACAAATATTTCTCCGGCGGCCGTTTGTCTTGGCGTAGCAGATATATTATTAGATTTTGCGGTTATCTCCTTAACAGCATCGGCTTTGCCTTGCTCATAAAAATGGCTAGCTAAAGTATCTACATTTTCTGCGGCATAAATTGCTTTATGATAACCTTTCAAATCTGTAACTTCTCCTTTATCATTCAAGAACCTCTTGATTAGATTAGTAATGTTTGATTGTTTATCTGCTACAACATCTGTATTGTTAACGCCATACCTAAAATTTTTTTCTCCAACTTTGAAATCAAAACCTTTGAAATCTTGTGAAAAGAAATTTTTTGTGTCGTTTTTAAATTTAGAATGTTGAGTCTCAACAACTTCCTGCTCTTTTTGGTATCTGTTAAAAAAGTCAAGGGCTTTTTGTTGATCTTTGTTTATACTTGGTCGTAACTTTACTTCCTCGTAATATTTACTTTTAAGATCATCTAAGAAACCTTTTGCTTTTGCAACTTCTTCCTTAAACGCGAGTTTCTTTTTTCTGATGTCTCGCTCATCATCTTCGTCTTCATCGTAAGAAAATTTATCTTCCATTAAGAAGTCAATTTCATCTTCATTAAGATGAGGTCTAGTCTTTTTATAATATTCTTTTAATAATACTTCACTATTAACATTAGAATAATCAGCATTTAACCTAACATAATCCTCAACACTGCCTCCAGTTTCTTCCATAAAAGATACTAGTTTTTCAATGTTTTCAGGCAATTGTCTCCCAGTTGTTTCTAATTCGTTAAAAGCTTTTTCTACTTCCTCTTCAAGTTCAATAGATGTAGCACTAATTTCTTCTTCAGAAACTTCTTGTATTACAGAAATTGGTGTTACATTAAGTTCTGTTACTTCTTTTTCTGTGTTAACTTTTTCGGTAATGCTTTCTTGTTGGGTGTTTCCTTGCTCCACTTCTTGCAATCCCATTTCGGGCTGTTTTGGCTGTAACAAGCTTTCATTTGCGCTTTGCTCTTGAATGGCATCTGTATCTTCTGTTTTAAGTGTTTTTAAATCAACCTTTGTTACAACAGCAGGTTTGTTTAATTTTCTTGCTGTTGGTTTTGGTTTTTGCATTTTAAAAGTTCCTTCTTGTTTTACGTTTTCTGACATGATATAATAATATAAAATTGGTTAATATTTTTTTTACATAAGAGCAAAATCAAACTCGTCTGTTGCTTCATTTTCAAAATTCTTTGGTAAAGTATTATTTTTTCTTTGTTCAATTAATTCTGATTGTTGTGTTGCTTGTATTTTTGTTCTTTGATCTTTACGGTCTTCTGCTTGTCTTAGTTTTTCATTAGCAACTTGTACTTGCATCTGTCCTAGTTCAAGATCATATTTGAACTGCTCAGCTAAAAGAATTGTTTTATTTTGCAATTCTTGTTGCATTCTTTGTAATTCAAGATTAGCTTTTGCTTGTAATACTTGAATTTCTGTTTGAGCTAATGCTTCTCTTTTTTGAACTTCAGCCATAGCCGCCGCTTCAGATGCTTGTGCTTGCGCTTCACCTTGAGCTCTAATATTTGCTTGTTGTACAGCTTGGTCTCTTTCTTGCTTCTTTCTTCTTTTATATTTAAGAGCTTGGTTTGCAAGATCGATGTTATTAATCCTGTTTAAGTCAATAACATCTTCTAAATCAATACCCCCCGACTGTAAGGCTATTTGTATATTTCTTTCGAATGCTGCTTTTTCTTCTTCCTCAGGTTCTAATTCAAGGAATATACCAAAGTCATGTAAATTAAGGTTTTCAATTTCTTTTAACGTTTCTACATTAAATAAAGATATACTCTCTATTAGTGACTGCTTAGTTAATGGAAAACTTAATGAATCATTAACCCTTAATGATATATTCTCGCAAGTTCTTAATGTTATATATAAACTTGCATCTTTTATATGTCTTGTCGCTGTATTTGAATTTGCTGCAGCCATTTTTTGTAATCCAACTAAAGCATCTCTATCAGGAGTACTTCCATCTCTAGCTTCATTTAATCCTGTCACATCACGGATCATTTGTAAATAATACTGGTATGTTCCTATTAAAGCTTGTATCTTGGCGTTACCATTAGATGTTTGTAATTCTTGAATAGGTACTTTACCTTGATTTACTCCACCGTCTTGAGACATAGATCTACCAACAATAGATCCTGTTTGGAAATACATATTAAGTGCTTCTGCAGGATTATAGTTTGTACCATTACCAAGATCAACTTCAGCAAGACCGTCAACATCTACAAACACTCCATCCGGTACCATTCTGGATAATACCTGTTGTAATTTTAAATGCGTTAACTGAATCATATCAGCAAACGTTATTGTTCTACTAACTAATGACTCTATTCTTCCTTTATATATTCTTGGTGCGCAAATAGTATAATTCATTTGCACTTTTGTAGTATCAGCGTATGGACGTGTCATGTTCTCAGCTAATTTCCATTCTAGCATTTTTTCAAATCCAAGAATTTTAGCACCAGAATATAATACTTCTATACTTCTAGATACTCTTTTAAAGTTGTCATTCTCAGGTGGATCAAAACTATCATCTTTTTCAATAGCTTTTTCCATTCCCTGTTCTGTTTGTTTTATTTTAAATACTTGATTTGAATAGGTTTTATATTCAAAATAAAGTACTTGTACTGTTGTATTATCATTACTTTGCCCTGGATAATTACGAATATAATTCATATCACCAGGATATTTTTCAATTTCTTTTAAATCTTGATCAGATAAATGAGGAAATTGCTTTTTTAATTCCTCAAGACTAATAGCTTTTACTTCACCTACATAATATAGATCTTCAAAGTTTGGATCTTCTGAGTAAGAATATACTAATGTAGCAGGATCAACATAATCAATAACAATTCCGTTTGCCGGATTCCATGATGTTTTTGCACATGCAATACCAATTACAGCTAAATCATAATTTAATCTTTTAGCTATTAAATCGTATTTATTATTAGCTAGTACTTGATTAATTACTTCTTCCTCTGCAATCTCTATTGCAGGTTTATAATCTAATTGCAATCTCATCTCTAATTCCTCTTTACTCTCAGGTAAGTTACTAGGATCAGATGAATTATATAAATTAACTCCTAATTTACTTTGTATTTCATCTAGTAAATCTTTAGCCATCATATCTCTAATTATACCTTCAGCATAATCAGTTTTAGCTTTTGTAGAAGCAGGGTCTTGAGCATAAGCTTTTACCTTATAACTTTTATTAGAAATACCATTTACAACTATATCAACAAATTTTGATAATATTGGAATAGGTTTCCAATCTAAATTAAGATAAGACAAATCACCATTAATAGCTAATTCATCTTTATATTTTTGTATTGGTTGTTCACCTCTAGCATAGAGTCTTAATCTATGAAAGTTTTGCCAGTTAGAACCAAACCTATCATTTCCAGCTCCACCAACTCTATCTCCTCTAAACCATTCGTTCTCAATAGCTCTACCTACTAAAGTTCCATATTCTAGAGACTCTTTTACGCTATCAGGTACTACCTGGCTTGGGAAAGAACTATTACTATTAGTATAAATCATTTATTATATTATTTTTGAAGTATTGCCACTATTATTATATTTCTTAAAGTTTAAAGGCACCGCTTGTTTTTGGCTTTCATAAACAGGGGAATACATGTGTTTGTTACATGCCATTATTGCTAACCCTGAACTAATAGAAGCATCATGAGAGGTTCTATTGTTAATATTAAATCTAGCCCAATCATTTAAGGTACGTTGGAAATACATTGACCCAACGTTATCTCCTTGAATACCAACATGATTCTCAATATACGTTTCTATTGCTGCAGCGTGTGCTTGTATAATGTCTTGCCCTGAGTTTGGTATACCACCTATTTCTTTTTCTGCTGGTGATAATTTACTCCAAACTTTATCCGGACGATTCATAGAGAACCCTCTATAACCTCTTCTTTTAAAATGATATAACAATCTAGCTTTGTTATTCTCAGCAAGTATTGGCATACCGTAAAATACACACGCCATTAATACTTCCTCAAAAAATACCTCAGCTGTTTGAGGTCTAGCTATATATTCTAAAAAAAAGTGATTAATAGGTACATTCTCCATTGAGAACTTAGTAAGTCCGTGTAGAGCTCCATTAGATCCTCGTGCATCCACAGTACCTGATATATCATAACTATCACAACCAAAAGCACCTAAGTGTTCATTGCCGGGATATTTCATTCCATCTTTTATTATCACGCGGTTTTGTAAGAATTTATCGGGAACCCAAGTAATAAGGAATCGTCCGTCTGGATTTGGATAAAAAATTACTTTTGAATCGGGTATACCGTTTTCCCATTGGAAACTACCACGAGTTAATACATTCGAATATTTCAGATCATCATTATAATCAATCTGTTCATATATCTTAGTAAGATTAAATAAAGCTTGTTTAGCTTCATCTCTAAAAGCGTGTTGTTCCGTTCTTGGAAACTGTCTATAATATTCATTTAAAGCATCAGAGTCAGCTTTTAAACCTTCAACTTCATTTTGCCAATGATCAATAACTCCTGAATCAATCCAATTACCATCTACTCCTTTTACGGGTTTTTCCGGAGTATCGAATACAGGTAAGCCATAAGAATCAATGAATCCTTCGTAGGACCATTCCATAGGTATGAACAAACTATATAATCCTGAAGCAGTCTGTCCATTGCGGTTTCTTTTTGTAACATCTGAATTGTAATAAAGTTTCTTAAAGTTTTCACCTCCTTTATCTAAAGCATTTGATGTTGAACCCATCATACACTTACCTATAACCTTGGATCCTAACCTTAAACAGGTTTTTGTAACACGCCAGTTGTTTAATATATTATCTGGTTTTTCCCACTTACCACTTTCATCGTGAACTAAAAGTTTTAGTTTTTCACCATCATAAGAGTTATCACCGGTATTTTTCCAGTCAATTGTTGTATCTAATCCGTCAAGCTCTTCAAGCTTTTCATTAGCATCTAATTTTTTACGTGTAAGTTTAGATGCTGGTATTCTATATGCTAATTCTGTTTTAGGTCTATCCATACCATCTTGGATAGGCTTGAAAAAGAACGGAAAGTTTATAGAAATAGGAACAACCTTATCTGTAAACATTTTTTTAGCATCGGCTCCGGATTTTGATAATATACCAAAACGGGAGTCACTAGATATTGTTGCCTGATTAACTAATTCTGCAGAGGACATAAATGAAAATCCAGAACGTCTATTCTTTAAATAACACATTCCATAACATCTAGGATCTGCTTTACAAGCTTCCCAGAATATAAAGAAAAGTCTATTAGACTCCCTAAAATCAGGAGCTCCAACATCTATCTTGCTCCATTGCAAGTACATATAATGTGTACCTGTTATATATGTGGGTTTACCATTATTGTAAAATGAAAAACCTTCTTCTCTATTTTTAAATTCTTGGTCGATGTAATCATACCAACGTTCTTTAAAAGCATCCGGATATTTATTCCAATCGAATACATTCTTAATCTTAGATAGTTCTTTAGGAAATTCTATTTGCTCCCAATATTGTAATTCTTTTTTATCAGAACGTTTATAAGAACTTTCTATTAAAGGCAACGCTATCTTAAGATTCTGAATTTCATATATCTCACCAATCTTACCGGTACGACTTATAACAACAACGTCATGGTCCTTGTTATATCCATATTCCCATTTATTATGACGATTTTTTTGTTTTATAACACTAGGCTTGATATAATCATCAAGCACCTTATATAAAGTTTGTTCGTACATTATTTAGATCTCCCTTCTGCAAACCCCTTAAAAACTTTTGTTTCTGTTTGCTTTTCAGAGTCTTCTAACATTTTTTCTTCTTCTTGGATTCTATTTAGAATTTCAAGAGCATCAAAAATAGCTAACTTTTTTGTGGCTGCAGCATTCTTTAATCTATCAGCGGATATATCATCTCCACTATCAACAATTTTTTCTTCAGCGACTTTTATTAATTCCTCAACTGCTTTTTGCCCAGCTCGGATTATATTGAGCTTCGTTTCCTTTATATTCATATTTAATTACAATATCATTAGATTTCATACAATATAATCTCTGGTCGTCTATGATAAACTCAAATTCACCATAAGGTTTATATCCAACTAAGTCGCCAGGAGTGATTTTAAGCTTGTTTAAGGAGTCATTTCCATATTTTAATATTCCAATATGTTTACGCTCTTTATCTAGCTTAAATTGATTAGTATTCTTTATTGGTTTTACAAAGCAACGGTCTCCATAAGATATCCAGTCACCGTCCCTTTTGTATAAATAGATCTGATCAGGAGCACAAAAATATAAATCTTCTTTAAAGTAAGATCTACTGTTTTTTTGTTTTCCTTTAATATCATAGAATCTTCTAAATACATTATGATGTATTACAATAATATCGCCAACTTTTATATCTGTTTTTATAGCCAATGGTATCGCAACCACCTCAGCTATTTTATTAACAGATCTAAAACTTTCAATTCTTGTGTTTGTTATAAGTTGCTTACCATCAACATCCACGCTATTATTGTATCTAGATCCTACCGGTTTAATTATAAAATCAAATACAGCTGTCATATCCATTAATATTCTAGATCATATTCAACGGAAATTGCCATATTAGAGTTAAATTTTTTCCAAGGCATTACCTCATCTTCTTTTTTAATGTAGATGTTATAGGAATTATCCTCTTCCTCAAATAGTATATGCGAGATTTTATGTCCCCCGTATACTTCTTGATGTATTGAATAGTGCATAGCGTTTTCTTTATAATCTGGTCCAATGCTTATTTTTCTTATAGAATTCATTTTTTTAAATATTTAATTGCATTTATAAACATTTCTATGTTATCATTA